TATACCCTTCCGTCGGAATGCCGAACCGCTTCGCCAGCGTATCGTTCCTCGTGGCCGGTGCTTTTTCCGCACGCTCCACCTCGGTCTGATAGGTTTCGTAGCTGACGGTCTTCCCGAGATTCGGGTTGGCCTTCATCCACATCTCCGGCATACCGACTTCTTCGATCCGGTCCAGCTTATACCACCAAATGGAAACGTGATCTGCCCGGTATTCGCCGGTCAGAATATCATGCAGCTCCATTTTAACGGTGTCGCCCACGCCGTTTCGCACGGTGCCCTCGCTGCTGGTGGCGATAATGATGTAGTCGCCGGTCTTGGCAGCGCCCTGCTCGATCGCGCCGATCACGTCCTCGTTGATGTCGCCGGAAAGCCACTCGTCTACCGTGGCGACAGCGTCCCGCCGACCCTGAAGCTTGTCGATCGTCATCGGCCGTGTCTCGATCAGCGACCCGGTCAGAAAGTTCTCAATACCCTTCTTCGTCGGTGCCAGCTTCTGCCTCTTGGCCTTGCTGCCGGTGGTGTTCTGAATGCTGCCCTCGGTCAGGAATCGGAACAGAGGCCCGCGACTGCGGGTGATAGCCGTCTTGATCAGCAGTAACGTCTCCTCCGCCTGACGGATCGTCGGTGCGGTCACCACCTGCTCGGTAGACCTCGTGTCCACATTCAGGAAATAGGCGTGCATATAACTGGCGTACGCCGTTTTGGCCGCGCCTCGTCCCACGATCAGAAACTGCTTTTTACGCAGCCGGCGCTTGATGCGCTTCTGAATATAATGCCCGCCGCTGCCGTTGCGGAAAGGCTCCCAGACCGTCCGCTCCTCGAAGTAAAACCAACTCAGCAGATCCTCCGCCCACAGCTTGAAGCTGTCCAGCAGCACTAAATCGCTGCCGTCCGTCAGCGTCATCTCCTGCTCGCAGAACGCGATAAACCCGTCGATTGCCCGATCGTCGTAATAATACTTCGGATTCCGTACCAGCGCGTCGATGCGGTTCATGTGCATCTCAACTTCCTGGCACACGGGTATCTCTCCCCGCAGCACCGAGTCGCGGAACAATCCGTAATACTTCGGCGTCGCCGTGTTCGATAATGCCATAGTAACGCCTCCGTATTCTTTTTGTAACTATTAACCTTCCATCATTACGTAATCAACGTCGCCGGACTTCAGATCAACTACTGCTTCCAAAACATGCCCGCCAAGCATATCTGCGTCGTCGTACCAAACGAACGCTTGCTGGCGCCCGTCTTTCCTCAGCCAAGTTTCGACAAAAAGGGGTTTGATTGCGTTCATAAACTTTGATTTTGACATACCAAGATCACTTGTATATATGTCCTCGGCAATCGCTTTTCTCACCTGAGTATCGTCGGAACTCAGTGTTCTGGTAAGCTTATTTATTCTATTAAAATATTCGTTCGCCGCTTCTTTGGTTATAGGTGAGTCTGTGGCGTCGTCATGCAAGTCAATTCTTACTTTGACATTATTTTTACCCATTTGCAAAGAAGCCGTTTGCTGGTACCCATACGTTCCTTTCTCGACTTTGGCGGGATCGTATTGATTGATGCTCACAACATTGCCGGGTTTATAGTCCGTTATTTGTTGATTCGGATTCTTAATAAAGCTTTTAACAGGAGATTTTATTGTTTTGTCCCCACCATACCGCTTTTTTCCTGCATCCGTAAGTGTCCCGTCCGGATTCTGAAACCGCCTGACGCCCCACTTCTGGCCTTTGATACCATGATGGTAGAGTTCGTCCTCTTTGATTACATACCACATAAAGTTACCCCCCCCCGTAAACGGGAGTCATTTTGAATTTTCAAGCATAAAAAAAGAACCGCTGCACTGAGCGGTTCGGTTTCTATTGGCCCTTCCTGCGTTTTTCGATTCGCTTCCGGCTTTGGCGTTCCATTGCCATATGCATTAGCGCACGAGACAAATCTGTCTTGTCCGGATCGATTCCTTGGCTCCGAAGGCGGTCGGAAAGTATTTCACGGTCTTTTTCCGCGCGTTTTTTGGTCATCATAGCATAATCGCCTTTCCTTTTTTGTTCATCTCTTTTTCGACTTCCATGTAGTTCTTAACGGCTTCCTGCACCGTAAGCATGCGCACGGGCGTATCCGCAATTGGCTTGAGCGCTTCGTGCGCCTTAAAGATAATCACCGGATCATGAACTTCATTATACACTCCTTGGTTGTTATCGTCAACCATTGCGTCGTATTTTTTGCCCATTCTGGAAGCATATTCCTTGGTCGAACGGTGCGCGTGCATGGCTTCCATTTCCTGATTAAACAGCTTGTAAGCGATTTTGTACTCTTCAGCAGTGCTGAGTTTTTTCAGATTCAGTTTTTTAATCTGATTCAGATACGCAGGTGCTCCGGCATTATACATCAGCACACGATCTCGATATTGTTTCAAATCTTTTGCCACGATTTTCTTCCATTTCGGGTCGTTGTATAAGTCCTTAAACTCTTGCTCTCGCTCCTTGCGCGTTGGCATCGTAAGATCTTTCACAGTCTCAAATCTGTGCTCAAAAATAAACTTTGCGCCGTTACCTACCAGAAAGCGCACAAATGGTCCTTTGTACACTTTGCTGTCCCAATCGTCATCCGGATTGTACGTGTACATCCAACGCCCGTTCTTTCGATAATCGTCCGGATTGTAGTATCTTGCGGACACGCTTGCCAACTTTGTTCCTTTTGGCATCACCTTATCCTCGATCGGATAGGGCGGCCCTCTTCTCACGCCCCATTGCTGTCCTTTGACCCCATGGTGGTAAAGCTCATCGGGATAAACCACTTTCCACATGTGCGCTCACTCCATTTTGAAATTTCGATAAAAAGAAAAGAGGCCGCAAATCGTGACCTCTTTTTGCATAGGCCCTCCGTGGTCCGCATCACTCCGCTGATAGTGCGAAGGCTAAGCGTGAAGGGCACGTGTTAAGTTTTTCTAAAAGGCCGGAACGCCTCCGACGAAATATGGATCTGAAAGGAGAAGACCTGAGAAAAACCGCAGCGTTTCAAACGATAACCGTTCGCATTGCTTCGGAAAAAGCAGGCGCATGAAAGGATTGATGGTGATTGGAGGCCGCCATCAGCGTTCCGGCAAAAACAAAAGAGACCGCATACCGACCGGTCTCTGATGTAAGAGGCCGGTCTCGTAGTGACCGGGTTCCTCTCATAAAAGCCCCTGTAATTCTTGCGAGAAGTAGCGCTCGACCTCAATAAAAAGAAGAGGGGCTGCGAAAGCCCGCTCTGCTTCACTTCTTCTCGAAAAGACCGTCAATGAAGGTCATCGCGTTCGCCAGTTCCAATACGCGATCCGCATCAGCCACATTGAGGGTCTCTTCCTTATCCTTATCGTTCCGCAGATAAGCGTCAAACTTCCTCTCAACCTCTCTCGTCTCTCTGATTCTGAACATTGTCTTTAACTCCTTTCATGTTCTTTTCCATAATAGACGCTGTAGATTTTGCGACAAAAAAAAACAATAGTCTCTGCAATTTCAGAAGACTATTGCTTCGTCAGCTGTCTCATACCGCCATCGGCTTCGATCCGCCCGCATTAAGGGTCTGACTTCCTCCCTCACTGACTTGAACAACAAAGTTAATACTCATTTAGTACGTCAATAAGCCCTTATTGTTCCATAATATAAGCTGTAAATTTTGCGAAAAAGAAAAGCCCCTGTCTGGGGCTCTCTTTGTCTCATCGTCTTTCAATACTGAACGAAAGGCATCCTCTCGGTTTTCGGCTTCGCCGCGTCTTCCGTTTCGGCAGTTTCTTTACGCCGTCACAGATTACCGCGACCTCAGCCGCCGCGAGAATTCCTTTCAGTATCGTCAATATCATACCGACGCCTCCTTTCCGTAATAGGGGCTGTAATTCCTGCGTCCCTATCATAGCATGCCGCCGGTCTAAGGACAAGCAAAATATCTTTGCGAAAAAAAAAGAAAAGGCGCTGTTACGCGCCGTTTTCTTGGTACAATTTTCTCACCATGTAAAGTGTACGAACCTGCTTGCAAAATTCTCTAAAATTAAATGTTCCCTCAAGATACAAAGTGCACAACAGGCAAAGCCGATCCGCAAAAACCGGGTCTTCGGTTACCTCTTTTGCCATGCTCCGCATCAATCCGGATACAAAACCTTTCTTGAATTTCATAACAAAATTGTTCATGTTTTTTTACCCCTTTCAAAATTGTTTTCCATAATATACCCTGTAAATCCTGCGAGGCAAAAACGAAAGCCCCTGTTGATCCGGCGGCCCTCGTTCTTTTTCTTACTTGTCTTCCGCACGCAGCCGTTTCAACTGATCTTCATAGACGGCCTTAATCAGGTCCTTCTGCTCTTCCTCGCTCAGAGCTTCTTCTCTCAGGCGATACCTTACCACCGCCTCGGCGATCCTCTGCGCTCTCGCCTTAATGACCGTCTCTCTCTGATCCGCTTTTGTTTTATTGCTCATGCTGAAAAACTCCTTTCGTTTTTAGTTCCATTATAGCGTCTATGAATATTGCGAAAAAAGAGAAGAGGCTTCATCAGCCTCTGTCTCCGTAAAAATCCGCAACGATCCTCTCGGGTCTCATTGCCCTCCTGTTTTCCTGCTTCCGGTCAGCCTTAGTCCTCCCGCCGAGGCTGCGCCACAGCGCGCACCCCAAAACAGTAAATACGATGACCTCCGCAAGAATCACCAGTGTCAGTCCAATACCCATTTTTGTTTCTCCTTTCAGATTTTTCCATAATAGGTATTGTAAGTTTTGCGAGAGCCTTGTCACCGGCATTCGTAAAGCTCGGTCCCGTTGAGCATAAACCCGATGACCCGGCATTGATAGGATTCCCCACGGCACGCCAGCCTCAGCGACGACCGGTAAAGATCGTACGACTTGCTTTTTAATACAAATTCGCCGTCTTCGAACGCAACATACAGCACCTGACTGGCGAACGTGCTGTGATGATCCTTCACCTCGACGATATCGTTCTCGAATATCATCCGCCCGTCGCTATCTGTAAGACCGGTGCATTCTCCGATGGAATCGGAGCCTACCGGCGTCCGGTTGCCAATCTTGTCAACGATCGTGTACACGTCTTCCCCGCCAAACGGGTCCTTTGTTTTAACCAGGCCGCCGAATACCCACTTGAACCGCTCTACGTCCGGCTGCAGCCCGCGAAAAAGGCCAATGTTTTCTCTCATTTTGAATTCTCCTCAATACAACTTGGCGTTGTTTCCGGGGCATCGGTTATCGTCCGTTTCGCAAGCAATTTGCGGCGCAAGCAGACTGACGCTGTGCCACCCGTCGGCATCCTCCGAAAAGTCGGCGTTGTATCCATGATCGAGTGCTTGCTCAACCGCGTAATACATGATTGAGTGGAATTCATTCTCTTCGACTGAGCTCGCAATGACCGATTCGCCGCGACTAATCGCGTCACCGACCTTTTCCTGTTCTTTGTGATCGATCCCGAGAGCAAAGGCTATGTCCAATCGCTTGGCCACTTCTTCACAGAAGAGCTTTGCAAAGTTCGAAAGTTTCTTGCGTTCGCTTCCCGTAAAATTCGCCTCCTCAGTATTTTTCTCTCCCGGTTTGAACGTCCTACAGAACACGCATGCCTTGGTTTCGTCAACGCAAACCGGTTCGCCATCGATCATCCGACAGCACATGCAGCCTGTGGGGCGGCTGTAATGGCAATAGAACGTTTGCTCTTCGTCGATGCTGTCTGCAAAGTGCTTTCCCAGATCGTCCTTATAAAGCTTCACCGGCTTGCGGATGTAGTAGCAGTAATCGTGCTCCAGCTTCGCGCCGACGCTTTCGTGCCATCCGGGCAGGAACGCGACTTCGTCCGCGCTGTCGATCATGGAAAGACAGATCCGCGCGTAATCCGCGTTGCTCATCCCGACAGGCAGCTCTGCGGGGTTCATTACCGCGTATCCTTCCGTCTCATAAAAGTCGCGCGCCTCCTCGAACTGTCGCCAGTAGAACGGCGTGTCCGTGATCGGCCCGCTGATGAACAGCTTCTTCTTGCAGTTTTCTTTCATTTTGAATTTTCTCCTTTCAGTTTTGCTATTAACCACCGCCAGCATGGGGCAAAAAATTCCGGTATCGTTTTGTCGAAAATCTCGTAAAAGATCGCGTTAGCTGCCGCAATAATCGCCATCATAGCCAAAATCACCAAACACAGCAATAAAGCGAGTATTGTATACGAGAATACGGTTTCGAGCATATTTACATCCTTTCCTTATTCCCACAAATCGAGAATCATGTCGATGATCTCGTTCCGGTCGCAGGCAAGCTTGGCTCTGTCGGCGTAAATGTTCAGAAGTTCCGCCGCGAAGTCTTTCTCGTGACGAGACACGCCAACTTCTCTTGCCCGGTCGAAGATCTTCTCCGCGACTTGATACCGGTCGCAGGCAAGTGCGTTTTTGTACCCGCTCTTGGCGATCGTCAGCATCCGCTGTTCCAGCGTCGTCTCGGGCTTGGGCCATCTTACGCCGGTAGTCGGCTGCGCTGTGGGAACGGTCCTGTCAACGGCGCGGGCCGCGTCGCCGATCGTGAACGACGTTTTCACGCCGAACTTCCTGCACAGCGCCACAACGCCGATCGCGCATGCTGCCTTTGCCACATCTCCGATAAAGTTTTTGGTACTCTGTTTCATTTTTTTCTTACTCCTTTCAAATTATCTTGCGTTTCCTTTGCCATAAAAAACGCGTATTCTTTGCTGCCATGCAAGCACTCCCTGCATGGCTTTTCTTTCGTTGTTCGATCGAAAAAGAAGCAATCATCTGCCCCGCAAGCGCGTCTTTTCGTATACTTTTCTTCAGTCATCTCCAACCCTTTCATAAAAAAGAAAGAGACCGCGTTTTGCGATCTCCGTCTTTGGTTTGATGCCTCATTTCAAAACTTTCATGTCTTCCAGAATGTCTCCGATCCGTTCGCCCCGTCTTCTGCGGTCCTCCACGGCAGCCCACTCCTGGTTGCTCAAAGGCCGCCTCAGCTCCCAGTAGTGCCCGGCGGACCGGTCATAACAATACTTCTTGAGCGTGCTCGCTTCTCTCTGCCGCTTCGTGCCCCAGCTGCTGTTGTTGACGGCCCTTATCAGGCTTCCCGCCACACCGGCAGCAGCGACAACCGCGCCGGAGATCGTTACGATCTCGTCTCTGTTGTTATGAAACCAGTTTACCGCCTGCCCCGCCTTGCGCTTCGCAGTCGCCTTCAGCTCGTTCCATTTGTTCTTCGCTGTTCCGTGTACCTCTTCAAACGGTCTCACGTTTTCATAGTTTTCCATAATCCAAACTCCTTTTTCTTTGTTGTGAGATTATCTCTCCATTATAGAAGTTGCAGATTTTGCGAAAAAAAAAAGAAAGGGCTGCGAGGAGCATCGAACTCTCGCAGCACCGGCGGGATCTTCCCCCGCTACATTCGTGTCACAGTGCTTCCTTTCCATTATAGAGACTGTAATTTTTGCGTAGTAAAAAAGAAAAGCCTCAGTTAAGAGGCTTTTCTCGGTCCCTGAAGGTCCTCCAAAAGACTTGTGCCATGTTCTCCGGGACCAAAAGATTTGAAATGTCTCACTTTCTCGGTGTCAAACACTCGTATCCCTTTTTTGGAGTAAAGGCTGTAGGGTGTTTCTTTTCCGGAACTTTTGTCGATCTCAATTGCTTTAATCATGTATCCGGCACACCCAGCAATTCTCAGAAACAATGTTGACGGTTTCTCCAGAACAAAAATCACAGAACTTCCTGTGTCCCAATAGTATCCTTCTTTTTTTTGAAGAATGCTGTCTATTTTTTTCATAGCCTGTTTTACCTCCTTTTGTTTCCCACAAAATACTCTGTATCTTTTGCGCTTGAAATAGCCTCTTTTGATACGGAATAAATAGTAAGGCACGTATCGTCGTTCAAGCCGCGCCTTCCATTATTATTTGTGACAGCAAATCTGCGCATATCCTTCATATACTTGTCGATTCCGGATACGACGCCTGTTTGGTTGTCCACAATAAATGCTTTTCCTCCAACGTTAATCCATTGAACCCAATGCGGAGATTGAAAGAGCCCGACAGGCAAAAACATTGCTCCTGTACTCTTGTCGCCTGCTCTTGAAATGTACGATTTAAGATCGTTTAACCCGTCGCAATGTGTCTCCGTATCTTTTACCCCGGGAATAAGATTTTTGAATAACCGTTTGGACATACCCGGACCTACGGAAGGATCACCCATGGCAACCCGATAAGGGTCAAGTTTATTCCAGTCTTCTCTGGCATTGTTTTTCTCTTGCTGGAGTAGCGATTTCAGACCTGCAATGGTGCATGCTCCGCAATTTGTTTGACGGTTCTCAGGCAGAGTATCAAACGCATCCACCCCTTTGCAACCGTTAATCCGCAAAGCGTCAGCCCTGACTTGACGAAGAAATGTTTTTTGTTCGCCTGTTAATCCGTCGAAAGCGGCGTCGTCGGCCATCCACTTTGAGTCGCTGAGTGAACGCCCTTTGTCAACAATTCCGGCAATTGCAGGATTCAATTTGCCGCTCTGATACAACTTATACCCGCCGTACGCCGCCAGTCCTGCAGCCACTGCCGCTGCGCCGATAGCGATCGCACGCTTCTGACCGGTTGTCAACCCGCGATTCTTTTCCTCCGCGTCGCTGCCGCCGGAGCGTCCGGTCGTCTCATGCTGAGCCTTGGTATTCCGCCTCTTATTATATGAATCGTCGCGGCCCTTGTCAAGGCTCTTCCGCCAACCGGCCTTCTTCTCTCTTGCGGAGTGATCGGCAGCACCCAGCGGATACGGAGGGCCGTTGCGTTTACCCCACTTCTGGCCGAGAATGCCGTGATGGTATAGCTCGTCCTGATGTATTACGTACCACATACTCATTCCTCGTCCACAATGCTCAGCCGCCACTCAAGCTCGTCAATGCGCTCCTTCAGAGCGTCAAGAACGCCTCCGGTTGGCGGGTCGAATATAAGCTTGACCTTAAATGCGACGTATGACTTCAGGAACTCAACTTTTGCAATATCGTCCGTGTACTGATCCCACGTCTCGTCTGCCCCTGTGATCCGGAAACTTCTCGGCAGCACCGGGCAGATCTGGAACAGCACACCAAGCACCCCGTTGATGTGCAGGATCAACTCCTTGTCGAAAGCGTTGTCGTCTTCCTCTATCCCGAGGATCTCCTTGACCGAAGTCAGAATACTTTCCATTTTGAATTTTCCTTTCTCTGTTTACTCTGAGGTCCGCCACGGGCAGGTGTCGAACGGTTTGCGTTCCACTGGCCCACGGTAGATGTCTTCCTCCGCTCCGTAATGGACCAGACGGTGTGTCTCGGGCGAGCAGCAGATCAGGTTGTCAGGGTTCAGCAACCGTTCGTTCCGCGAAAGAACGTCTTCCTTTGTCATTGGAACGATGTGGTGAACTACGACCTTCAAGCCAATTGGCCTGTCCTCGCAACCGAGATCCCATCCGTTGTCTCTGAGAATGACGTCTCTTCGGATACGCTTCCACGCCCCGTCCTTATAGAACATTTGGTTAAGGTACCGATCGAACCCAAATGTGTCCACGCCAACCGCTCCGTCTACCCGCAGATACCGAACCCGTTCCTCAAATGTCGGGATCTGTATCAGTTCGCTGTAGCATTTCATTCGCTGCCTCCGTAGGTCTTCATGGCTGCGATGGCCTGCGCGTAAAGCTCTTCCATATGCGCGGCGGATTTCAGCGCCTTGGTCTTTTCAGTGATAAGGTCGCACTGCTCTTTCAGGATCGCTCTTTCCAGCTTTTCCCTCTCGGTGCCAAGCTTTAGGTAGTGCGTAATGACCTGCGCCGAAGCAGTGCCTTCGCGAAGCTGCTTCTCCGCCAGATCTACCGCAAGTGCCACCATCTGTTTCTCTCTGGCGGCTTCTGTTTTTGCTTTGGCAGGCTCGACGTCCAACGGAATATCTACAGGATGCCACCCGTCGCCGTCAAACTCGTCGGCATAGACAACTCTCGATTCCATTCCGAGGCCCTTTGCCGCATCATCGCTCGCCGTTTCTTCTTTAACAGCTTTATTCGACGGGGCAACGGTCTTCTTTGCTGACGGTTCTGTTTTGTCGTCAGACTTCTTCTTTACTTTTGCCAACCGCATCACATCCTTTCTTACGAATATCCGTACTTGTTGCTGGCTACGTAAAAGTTTGTTATTGGTTTCGTCATACTTTTCAGCGCTTAAAAAGGCCCGCGAAGCCGCCGCGATTCAATAACCTTGAAAGGAGTAAAAGAGGTCTGAATCGTTCCGTGTCCGGTAAATATCGCGTCCGGTGATGAACGCAATTGTTTGCACAAAGAAGGTGAAAAACAAAGAACCGGATCATGACCGACCGGACGGAAACGACTCCGCATCCCTGAAATATAGTCGGCCGCAACCCCGCAGACCCGTTTAAACGCTGAAAAGAATATGCCACGCCCTCCCGAATAGGAAAACGTGGCCAAAAGAAACAGCCCCGTCCAGCCGTTGATGCCAGACGGGGTCAAATTGCTTCAAAAAATCTACCCCCGGAGAATTTTTGAAG